CCGGTGATCTTCTGCCTTATGTTTGATTTTCTATGTGTATCAGTAGCTTAAGACTGATCGCTTCCACAAATTTTGTCTTCGTTTCCGCAATTCATGCCTATCTAACGGGGTTCACGGCCTTCCCGATCCGGCGGTAGACGCGTTTTGTGATCTCCTGGGTCGTGTGTCCGAGCAGGTCTGAGGCGTCGGCCAGGCTCTCGATATCGGAGGCCGCCTTGGGGCGAATGTCCCGGAACTGGAACTGCATGATCTCCCTGGCCAAGTCTTGGTCACCCGCCTTGATCGCCTCATCGGCCGCAGCCTTGCGTGCGGTATCGAACCTGGTGCGAAGCATCTTCTCTGTCATCGGCTGGCCCTTCTCGTTGGTGACCAGCGCCGGAGAATCGGAGGCGATCGACTCGACCAGGTGGCCGAGTTGGGTCATCTGTCCGTCGGCGCGGCGGAGTCGTATCCGGAGCTTGCGAGACGTCTTGTTCTGCCCGACCAGCAGGTAGTCTCCGGAAACGTCGTTCTTGCGCAGCTTCCTCACGTCAGCCGGGCGTTGGCCTGTCAAATACGCGAGGTCCATCGTCACCCGCAGATCGTCCGGGGCTTTCTCGTAGAGCGCCTTCCACACCTCGTCCGTGACGTACACATCGCGCGGCTGCTCCTTGTTCTTCTTCACCCCGCGACAGGGGTTTTCCATGCTGGTGATGCCCCACTCCCTGGCCATGTTGTAGGCGAAGGAAAGCAGGGTGATCTCCCTATTCGCTCGAACCTTGGCCGTCCTGGCGTCTCGGTACTGAGCGATGGTGCTCGGCGTAATGTCCTCTACCGGGGCTTCGTCAAAGGCGCCCAGCAGTTGGCGGATCATCTTCGAATACTCTTTCTGGGTCTTCGGCGCCTTCGTCGGAACCACGTCCCGCTCGAACCTGCGCAACAGATCGCCGACGGTCCGAGTGGTTGGCGGCACGGCCTTTCTCTCCAGCTTCGCCCACTTCTCCCGAGCCTCATCCAAGTCCGTGCCCAGCGGGATCTCCTTGCGCCTCCCCTCAGCATCCCGCCCGTCGTAGTAGTAGCCAACCCAGACCTTTCCTGACTTCATCGTCCGGGTACGCTTGATCATGCGAGGCGGCAGGCCCCGGTTCTTGTTGCTCCGCGGTCTCATCATCTAACCCTGGACAGGTCCAGGCTCCACTTCTCGGTTGCTTCCATCGTCGGCTTCACGCCCGCCAGCTTCAGGCGGGCATATACGCGCCCAACTATCGGGCGGTTCGCCGCGGTCACGGCGTACCTCCAGCCGTACCTATTCAGCCACTCGATCTGCTGGCTCGGGTACTTGCGCCCAGTCAGCTCGGCGACTTCCTCTTCGGACAGGAACTCGGATACGGGGCTAGTCGAGCTTCCCATTCCCTATCTCCTCTTCGTTGCGCGCTACGATCAGGTGTAGCGGCACTTCGTGGCGCCCGCGGGCAACCAACTCACCGCCAACCACCTCCGCCTTTCGCTCCACCGTGCGGATCGATCCGTCCTGGCTGTGGACGGTGAGTGCCGGTCGCCGAATCTGCACCGTTCCATCTGGCGCCATCTCCTGCCGCGGGGCACCGTAGAAAGGGCCGCCCGGGGCGAACGGGTCAGGGATGACCGACGGATTTTCAAGCAGGAACTTCTGGAACATGTTCTGGACCGCTGCGGTAAGGGGCCCCGTGTTCCCTCGGTTGGAGCGGCCGCTCTTGTGGTCTGCGCTGTCCTCGAACTCCCCGCCAATCCAGAGCAGGCCGCCAACGACTCCGGCATCGCCCGCGCAGACCTCGGCAGCCTCGGCACGGTGGGCATGATTCACCCCAAGGAGATCGCACAGGTCGTCGAACGACAGAGCCTGCTCGATCATGGCGGAGTTTCCGATAAGCCAAGCACCGCACTCCTCCATGGCTTGCGCCGCAACTCTGGCTCGCTCCCGATATGCCATCCGTTCGCGCTCCAGCGCCTGCTCGGTGAACGGCATGCCCTTGAGAAGTCGTCGCCACTTCTGGCGATGCTCTGCGAAGCTGGCATCGCGATCGGCGTGCACTGCCCGGATGAACATCCGGAGGGCTGCTATACGCACGCGCAGGTTACGGCTGCTGTCGACGCTGAGGTCGATCAGCCGATGCATCGTTGCGCCCTTCATGCCCGATTCTCCTTGTTCGTGTCGCAGATCCGCAGGTCGACGCCGCAGGCCTGGACCAGTTCGGTCAACTCGCCGAGCTTGGTGTTGGGGTTCTGCATCGCCTGGCCCAGGCGGACCAATTGCTGGCCGAGGGTGGCGAGCGGGGTAGGGCGATACCCTGGTGGTGGTGGAATATCGGAGCCTCTCATCACTGGCATACCTCCCAGATGAACAGGGTCTTGAACGGCTGAAGCGCGGCGCCGGCGGCAACAGTGGCCAGGCCAAACAGCGCGACGAGTGCAATAGCGGTCAGTGCTTTGCGCATGGTCATCGCTCACCTCCAGGCGCTGGCGCAGCGGCAATGAGGCCCTGATACACACGCGCCAGGAAGGCGCGAACCGCACCCCGATCCGGGAAGTAGTACTCGGTATCCTCAACGAGATACCCGTCCATTCCATCCTCGCAGTCGCGGCGTGCATCCAGCATTTCCGGGGTCGGCTCTACCGGAACCAGCTTCCAGCCCTCCGGCACGCTGTGCTGAGCCTGGGCTACAGGGGCGGCGTAGAGTGGAATCGTGTAATGCTCGCTGACATCGAGTGGGCGATGGATTCCTCTACTACTGCCCGGCACGCGCTGTAGCAGATCCTTGACGTCTCGATGGATGACATCGACGCGGTTTGGCTGATCGTGCATCCATGCCACCGGCTCCTGCCTCTCCAGTTCCGCGACCCTGGCCAGGGCGGCGTCGCGCTCCGCCTTGAACTTCTCGCTGATACGGGAAACGTGATCGAGCAACAAATCCATTGCACGGTTCCAGCGCGCTTCGACGATGCGCTCGTGCTGGGAGACGGTCATCAGCGGCGTCTGGACCCTGGCGCACACCTCAAGCGCGATTCCGCAATCCTCGGCGGACAGGATGGTCCCGTCCTCGTAGCGGACGCCAACCACCTCCGGCCGCTCCGCCTGCTCTGGCTTGAGAACTTCAGCGGGTGCTTCGTTGAACGCTTCCGCATGCGGGGCGAGGTTGAGTGGGTCGAGTTGCTCGCGAAACGCCTGGAGCCGCTCGATGCGCTCCGCCTCTTTCTCCGGAGTGGACTCGAACTCGTACAGCCGCTGGGCGGCTTCGACTACCAGCCGAGACGACACGCCGGCGCTGAAGCGGACGCCACCGACCTTGGCTGGCTGTTCCAGCTTGGGCCAGTGGTTGAATGCTCGGCGGGCGAGGGCAATGTCGCAGACCGCAGCCGGAACAGGCTGGCCGTCCTCGCCCTCGAGTTCGTTGGCCAGCCACTCTTCGAAGCTGGCTTCATACTGAGACTGGGAGGGTTGCGCCAGGGCGGCGCGGAACTGCCACGCTTCCCACGCCCATTGAGTTTGCGGCATATAGAGGTCTGGTCGTAGCGGCTGCCGATCCATCGGTAAATGCGTAGCCCACGCCTCGAACGCCGCGCGCTCATCCCCACTTGCCTGCTCTACCGATTCCTGTTCGGGGTCGATGCGCTCTGCCGACATGAGGGCAAGGACCGCCTCGGCCGGCGTCGCGCCCTCGACCTTCGCAAGAGGAATCTCCCGATCCAGGTAGAGGTCGGCGTGCCACTGGCCTTCGTACTCCGGCGTCAGTGCGATTCGGTTGGTCGCCACCAGATCCAGAATCGCGCTGCCAGAATGCTTGGCGCACAGCGTCACGTAGATTACGTCGGAGTACTCGCCTCCACCGTCGCTGTATTCCACTTGGCACCCGCACATGGCGGGCCTTCCGTTGATGAAGGTCAGCTTGGCAGCTACGTCTGCCTGATCTACCGCAGGATGTGCCGGGCACGGATGGACGAGGGATCCGTCGCCACTCGGGCAAGTGCATGAAGGAGCCTGTGAATCATTCTTGATCATCGGGATTCTCCCGTTTGTAGTTGCTGAACGGCGGAATTGCAGGAGTAAGGAGGGCTTCCTCGAGCGGCATGCCTCCGGCGAGCCGCCTGCGGACGGTGCTAGCCGAGACAGGGCTCGGCAGCGTCTCCACCAGTTCCTCTATGGTTCCGGTCCGGTCGCGCACGGTGTGGGTGTGTTTGTCCTTGCGTGCCTGGCGGGCCTGGTCCAGCGCGCGGGCGAGTGCCGGCGTGCAGTGGCCCCGTTTCTGCGAGTTGGCACGCTTGTGGTCCAGTGACTGGCCCTTCGCCGGCCACTCGATATCCGGCATCAGGGTCAACATTTCGCGGAATACCCAGGGGCCAATGCCCAGGGCCAGCCGGGTTGCGCGCCGGGAAAACCCGCGCGCGGCCGAGTCACGGATGAACTGTTCGGTGTTCATGAATGCATCTCCCAGAGCAGTTTCTGTCCTTGGTTGGGCGTTTCCACGCGAGGGCGGCTTGGGCAGTTCCAACTGCCTCCGCCGCGGATGCCCACCAGGTGCCAACCGCTGGCACGCAGGCTTGCGCCGGCCTCGCTGGCGAGGATGTAGGTAAGGAGCCTGCGGTAGCCGAGGGCGCGTGTTGCACGCCAGGCCGCGCCGTACAGCTTCGAGCAACCGTTGCGCGCGCCGTCGGTGCAACAGCGGGTCACCTCGAGCGTCATCCCGTCGTCGAGGTGGCGCGCTACCGGGCGTCCAACGATGGCCACCCCTACGATGCGTCCATCGGCGGCGAGGCCCAGGCTGAACTTATGGCCCTGGACCGGGCCGTGGTGGCGGTGGTGCTGCTCTACGAACGCATTCGCCTCGGCCAGGGTCAGCGGACACACCTCGAGGCGGTTCATGGCTGGACTTCCTGCTGAGCCACGCTCAGCGCCACCGCAACCGGGCGCACCCAGATCGGCGTATTGCTGAGCATGAAGGTTTCGCCGGCCTCGGCCAGCAGCAGCGTTGTGCCCATCACGCCGGCGATGGCCTCGGCCGCGGCCGGTGGTACGGCGTTGCCGATGCGCTCGCGCCAGTCGCTGTCGCTCAGGCCGTCGAGGACCAACTGCTCTTCGGGGTCGACCAAGCTCTGCAGTGCGGCGAGTTCCAGGGTGGTGAAGGGCCGGTGCCAAGTGCCGTCCAGCGACTGGATGATGCAGGTCAGCCGGTCGTTCGCCGCCGGCATGCGCGGGTCGGCGACGCTCCACCTGCCATTGTCGTGCCGAGCACTGGCCGATACCGCGCCCGCGGACTGGTCGAACCCTACGACACCGTAGTGCCCGCCGGTCAGGTAGGCGTCGCCCTTGGTGCGATCGAGCACGCGCGGATCAGCGATCGACAGCGCGCCGCTGGCCACCTGCTGGGAGCCGGTGACCGTGCCGGTAGCGCTTCCCCACTCGCCGACGTGCAATTTGCGGCTGCTCGCCCCTGGGTGCCAGTTGTGGTACCTGGGATCGGCAACAGCCTGGCCGCCGGAGCTGGGTGAGTGCCCGCCGGTGACGGTTCCGGCGTGGCTCCCCATGCTGACGACGCGAAACACGTTGTTGTGCCGGACGCCGCCTGGGCGCGGGTCGGCCACGGCGAATGCGCCCTGACCGGTGGTGCTGGCCGCGATCACGGTGCCGGACGGACCGTCCCAGTCGGTGACCGGGTACTTGCCGAAACTCTGGCCGCGGGGATCGGCGACGGAGTACGTGCCCTGGCCGGGCGACTTGACGCCGATGATGGCGCCGGATGTGTCGGTCCAGCGGCGCACGCCGTACTGCTGGTATTGCAGGGCGTTTGCCGGCGCGCGAGGATCCGCGACTGAGAACCGCCCGTTCATCGGGCGGCTCGCGCCGGCGACAACGCCACACGAATCGCCCCAGTGATTCACGCCCAGGACGCCCCGGTGGTACTCCGGCACGATGATCAGATCGCGCAGGTAGCCGTCCTCGATTGCCACGCGATCAAGCCAGCGCTCCAACGTATTGAGGCTCTCGGCAAGGGAGCTGTAACCCGATCCCTGCGTAGTGCTGGGTGAGGTGCGCCCGCCGGCATTACCCGGCCCGGAAACAGGTTCGGCGCCAGGGTTTCCCGGCTCTGAGCTCGCTCCAGCGCCACCCAAGGCCGCCAGTGCGATCTGTCGCATGTTCGCTGCCGACAGGTCGTCCTGCTCGGGGCAGGGGAGCTCGGCGATGGTGCGGAGCGCCAGGAGGGCTCGCTCGAGCGGAATCTCTCCTGCACCCTCGGTGTCAGCCAGGTGTTTCGCTACCGTTTCCCGGATGACGCGTAGCGCGTTCATGGCCTGGAGCGAGCTACCGTCCTGGCCGAGCTTGGCGGTCAGGTCGATCTGTTTAAACAGGGCATGGGTCATAGGTCACCCCCTTGCTTGGCGCTGCGCACTGCCTGGTAGGCGAGGGCGTAGCAAGCCATTTGCACCAGCAGGCTCGAAGCCGCGAGTGCAGGGTGATCTGTGAGGGCCAGGGCCGCCACGTGCAGAGCGCCGGTAGGGATGGAGAGCCAAGGGCGGGCGAGCAGGTTCGCGGCTCCTTGCTCCTTGATGCCGCCGGCGAATATCAGCAGCCAGCAGAGAACGTTCATGGCCGCCGCCACATAGAAGGCGAACTGGTGAAGCGACCCCTGACCGAAGTACAGGCACGCGCTGAGCAGCAGGCTGATCGCGGTGCCGATGAGTGCTTGCTTCATGATCAGCGATCTCCGGTGGCAGCGGTCAGAGCATCGAGGAGCTCTTGCTTCCGGCGCTGGCCATGCAGGTACTCGCGCAGGGCAACGACGATCAAGGAGTTCATGCTGCGCGAGTCTCGCTTGGCTTCGGCTTCCACCTCGGCCCTCAGTCCGTCCGGCAGTCGGACAACGAACTTGTCCATATCCCGGCTGGTGCTGGCCGACAGTTCGGTTACAACGGTTGCTCGTTTCATAGTTTCTCCAGGGCGAGCAAGGGCCCGCCGACATTTGTGGCTTTGCCAAAGTCGGGTGGGTTATGGGGAGGCTGTTACTGCAAGGTCTCGCCGTGCAGGCATTGCAACAGCGCTTCGAACCTGTCGACGTACAGGTGCACGGCGACCTCGCGCTGGTTGTTCGGGTTGGAGAGGTTCTTGCCGAAGGCCAGCCCTTTCTCAGTCAGCGCCCAGAACTCCCTCGTGCCGTTGCCCTTGCTGCTTGGGCGGCTTAGGCGCTCAACCAGCCCAGCCGCCTCCATGAGCTTGTAGACCTGGCGCGCGGATGCCTGGACTTCATGTGAGCGCAGCAGGTCGGAGAGGGCTGCGGTTACGTGGCTGGTGCCGTCCTGGTCAGGGCTATCCACCGTGTAGGCCGGGAGCAGATCGGCATGACCGACCTTCGCGCCGAGCCGCTGGTACATGCCGAGCGTTGCCGAGGGTGCGAGGTTCAGCGTGCGGCTCATCGACTCGATGATCTGGCATGCATCGGTGGTGAGGGCTGGCGCTTGCTGATGGCCGATGGAGTAGCTGCCGGTGCGGCGGATGCTGGGCAGCACATCGTGGGTCACCCAGCGCTTGAACGGCTTGGCCTCGGGCTTGTTGCTGCCGATGATGGACGAGTACAGCCCGGACTCGTTAATGGTGGTTACACCACGACCACCCGAGGCAGTACCCAAACCGGCGATTTGCCGGTTTGACTTTTCGTCCTCATCCAGACGCTTGGTCATCTCATAAGCGTCGGAATAGCCCAGGATCTCGGCTACCTCCATCGCGATGAACCAAGGCTCGCCGTTCTCGTCGACGAGCACCTGGAGGCGCTTGCTGTTGAAGTCGTATGGAATCAGGTTCATTTCGTTCTCCTTACTCTCGGTCGCGCATGCCAGGGGCCGTACGCGTGATCACGTCGAAGATCGATACGCCGGGCTGGCGCGGGTATGGCGTGGTGCTTGGTTGCTCCGGGTTGGCCTCCTGCCGCTCGTGCGCCTTGGCCCGCTCGAGCTCACTCTCGAGTAGATCGCGGACCACCTTCATCACGACAGGGGCGTCAACGGCGCTGACGTGAAGCTCGCCATAGCTGGTCGCGATGGTGAAGCCGCGAGCCATGTCGGGAACCTGCTTGGCTAGGGCGTATTCGATTTCGAGCTTGTCCATGACGATCTCCTTATGCGGTCAGCCAGGTTTCAGCCCGGCGCGCAGCCACTCGAAACTCAATCCGACGCTCCCCACCCCGACGGCTGCGCATCATGTGGTCGTCGTTGAGCAGTGGCTGACCGGCGACGAGGAAGGCGAGGGCGATCACGGCGGGCGAGATAAGCCCGCGGCGCATGGCTTCAGCCACCAGGGCGGCACGGCGGGTGACGCCGAGTTTGGTGGTCGCTGCCAGAACGCGCTTACCCACCGTGCCCGGCTGCATGCCCAGGTCGCGGGCTAGCTCCTTGCTGGTGCGACCCGCAGCGATGCCCAAGACGCACTGAAGCTCACGCAGGGACAGGCCCTTGCCGAGGAAGCCGGTGAAACCGTGTGCGGTGATGCTGGCGGTGGTCATGCAGTCTCTCCATGTTGACCGGATCGATGGCTTGCGGTCTGTTGCTGTGCGTTTCCTAGGCGATTATTAGGTTTGCCTTTTTTGCTGTCAATAGGATTGCCTAATAATTGCGAGCAGCCATAAGAAAGCCCGCACTAGGCGGGCTTAAGAACTGGTGGGTCAGCGGCTGGAGGGTGCCACGAGATCTTCTAGAAGGCGTAGACCAGGCGACTCGGATGATTCTTATGACTGGGTGTCATAGGAGATGGCGGTCGCCTTTAGCGCTTCAGCGTGAGCGAAAATGTCATCCAAGGACTCAATAGGGTGACGGGTTTCGTTTTTTTCGGAATCGAAAGTTCCGATGTACTTTTGTGATCTGTTGAAGTGAAGACGAGCGATGGGCTTACGGTTGTTGTCATCCAATAGGATACCGAAGTAGCTCTGAGTGTCGCGGGCAGCGATGCGCTTTACGTCAACCACGGATCGAACAATGGCTTTGACTATAGTGTAGCCTTCGATCTCTTCGGCCGTTGTCACCACCCGGTCCTTTTCCTCTTCTTCACCGTGAGAAGATGGTGTCGACTGTTCTGCTTGCGGCTGAGCCACGAGGACGGGTTGTGAGTTTCCGGTAATTGCGGATTTGAGGCGCTCATTTATTTGATCGCTTAAGAATTGCGAGGCTGCCTTTCTAGTAAGCTGGGTGAACTGATCGCGCACCTTCTGAGTAATGATCCCTTCGTACACTCGAGAGGCGAACAGTCGAACAAAGTCCTCATCTGGCTGGCTGAACTGAGAGGCTAGTGCGCGCTTGATTTGCCCAACGTACTTTAGTTCGCCAGCAGCGTTGATGATTGACTCAACGTCAAATGCTGATTTCGTAAGTTTCTGGAGCTCCGGAATAGCATGGTCGTCTATATCCAGAAGGTCTAGCTCAAGGAATGGCTTCTCATCCATCTTGTTAGGTGCATCCAGGTCAGTGAAGAACTTGTAGACCTGGCCATTTGTCAGAATGGATATTCTAGCATTTGTAACGTGGAAGTAACGAAATAGTTGGCTGGCATGATTAATATTTAAGGGTTCGCCGACCTTCTTGCTCTCTATGAGTATCTGGATCTCTCCCTCCTTGAGAATTGCATAGTCGACCTTCTCTCCCTTCTTAGTTCCTATATCCGAAGTGAACTCCGGAACAACCTCCAAAGGGTTGAAAACATCGTATCCCAAGACTGACTGTATGAAGGGCATGACAAATGCAGTCTTTGTTGCCTCTTCAGTCTGGATGGCAGATTTCTGCTGGCGAATCTTGGCGGCCAGGCTGGCCAGTTTCTCTTCGAACTCCATGACTCCCTCCCCGGGGTCCCTTTAAAACAACTGATGGCCAGGTATCTGGCCGCCCTTCCTAAAAGTTGTCAGCCCACCAAATGGTCTTCCCTACAAGACGCCAGCGGGAAGCTTGTAGTCAATCACGCGGCCAATGATTCGAACCGTGTCGCTTACCTCAAGGGTGCGATATATTGGATTAAGAGGTTTTAGATATTCGAACCCTGCATCCCTCACATATTGCTTCACAGTTGTATCGCGCTTTTTCCCCGGCTCGTAGCAAACTGCTACGTAGTATTTTCCACTGATCAGGTCGAATCCTTCTGGCTGTACTAGTATTCGACTTCCTTGGGGGAATAGCGGCGTCATTGAGTCGCCATTAACTACCAGCCAATATCCATGGGGTCCGGCCTTTTCCTCTGACTCCAACCAATCATCTGCATCGCCTGGCTGAAAATTGTCCGGACTTTCTGCCCAGTCGCCAGCCCTGACCCAACTGATCACTGGATATTTATTCCTCTTTCTTGGAGGCGTAGCCACCGAGATCACGTTGGCGTGCTCGTTCAGCGAGCCACCCGCTTGCTCAGGACTGTCCCTGCTTATAGCTCCATGCTCTCGCATGGGGCCTTTTCCAGTTGCAAGCCACAGCGGGCTAACTTTCAGAAACGCTGCAGCATTGAGGAGATTCTCCCCTTCGATGCTTTTTGTCTTTCCGGAGATCCAGTCATTTACTGAGGGCGCTGTGATATGGCAAGCGCGTGCAAGAGCCGCTTGCGTAACCCTCGGTGGGCCTGCCATCGCACGTTTAAGTCGTTCTTGAAGTGTCTGCATTAGGGGAGCCTATCACTAGGTTTATAAGATATTCCTATTGACCGTATTGGAAGGAGTGCCTAATATCCGGGCGTCGGACTAGCAGAGATACCCCAATGACACCCAGCGAGATCATTGATGCCCTCGGCGGGACAACCCGTGTGGCAGAGCTGTGCGAGGTGAGGCCTCCGTCGGTAAGCGACTGGCGAAAGCACGGCATCCCCCGCGCTCGACTGATGTTCCTTCGAATCGCTAAACCTGAAGTGTTCGCAAAACTGGAGGCCAAGGTAAAAGGCCAAGAAAGGCAGGTCGGCAGCAGAGTTGCCTGATCTGGCCAATCAACTGGCACCTGACAGGGAGGAAGCTATTCATGTTCAAGACATACCTCGACGCTACTTATTGCAGCGCTCCGACTGTGAACGCTCATCGGGCAATAGGGGGGCTCGATCGGGCCACAAGCTCCGCCGACCTTGAACCCATTCTGCCGTCCGGTTCCCACATCCGGCAGTGCGCTGATGCTGCTGTGCAGGCATCCAGTGCCGAGGTGGCGCAATGATTCGTCAGTTCTTCGTTTGGTTCGGTGGCCTGGTCACCATGGCGTTGATCTATTGGGCGGCGGTCATTCTTCATGGCATCGGCGGCTACCACGTCGAGCTGACGCCGATCATCGCGACGGTGGGAGCCGCCGGCGGGATCGCGCTCATCTGTCATGAGTTTGGCTACAGCGCTGGGCGCAACAAGGCGATGGGTGACCGCCTCTACCCAGATGCAGACGTGGCTTATGTGCACTTTCCCCAAGGCATGGACAGCTACCGGGCTCGCCTGGAGTTCCTGAATCGAGCCATCAAGCGGCTGCACGAGATTGAGTCAGCCAAGGCCAACGATGTTCAGGATCAACGCCCCAGCGATCAGGGCAATCAGCCAGAGGGCGAACGTCATGATTGATGCGCGCCTTTTCTCCCAGAAGGCCCTAAGCGGCGTTATTCCGCCCCGGTCTTCTGGGAAGTACTCCTTGTCCCAATGCCGTGCCTTCCAGCGCCTGAAGGCTTCTTTCAACCAGTTCATGCCAGGCCTCCGAGCCAGTTTCGTGTGGAAGCAAAACGATAGCACGGAGTGTCCTGACGCCACTTTGCGGCCCGGCTGACTCAAACGCCGGAAAGCAAAAAGCCCCGCTTTCGCGAGGCCTTTAGTCGGTAGTCGTTGGAGCGACTGCCTGGATATCAATTTGTCTTTCGAAGGACGAATTAACTATGCAACAGAAAACTCAAAGCGCGCAAGTCCCCTGCGCCGTTACCACTGACCACCAGGTTTGCTTCGATCCTCTCAACGGGGATGAGTTCTTGTTCTCCATTGTTGCCGACCGGCCGGTTGACGCGGCTCTGGCCGCCGCCGAGGACATCAGCGAGGCGGTTCACCTGATTCTTTTGAGAATGACCCGGGCGATGGACGATGCCGGCGAGCCGCTGCTCTCTCAGGAACTCAATACTCTCGCCCTGCTGGGGGCCATGTCTGGCGCATTGCTCAGAGCTTGCCGGGCCAGTGTCGCGACCCAATCCGGAAATGCTGAAAACGTGTCGCAACACGAAGGAGGTGCAGCATGAGCGCGATCAAGCTCGGGCTGTCTGCACTGAATGGACCGGTATCTCAGCTTCCGCCGCGAAGATTCGCAGCGATTAACCCGACCACGACGGTCGAAGAGGCGTTGAGCGAGGCGATCGCGCTGACGCTAAGTGTTTCTAGCATTCTCGGAGCACTGACCACCTCCGACGAAGAGCACGCGTGCTTGTATGCGCTGGAGATTGCTGCAGAGATGGCTGGCGACTTGGTTGACGCCGCGCTCGACTCCCTGCGTGAGGAGGGCCAGCAATGAACCTCGCAAACCTGATTAGTAAGCAGTGTTCCCGCGACCCGTCTGAGGTACTCACGGACGAGCAGGCGATGTCTCTTTGGGGGGAGCGTGAAGTAGCCCGGCAGGCTGCTCAGAACATGGCGCTTGGTGTCGCCGCTGTCGGGAACCTGCTGGCGAACGTTGGCGCTGAAGGCGAAGTAGGCCAGGAAACCTCAGAGCGTCTCGGCTGGTTTCTGGAGGAGATCGGGGGGGGCATCTTCCAGTTGGTGGAGCTCGAACAGGTCCTCTCGGATCGCATCAACCGGCAGAAGGAGCGGAAGCAATGAGCGCCTCAATCACCATGCTCCGCCAGGGTATTCGGGCAGAGCGCGACCTGGTCTCGCACCTCTGGTCGATCCTCAACGAAATGCGGTTGCAAAGGCAGCTTCCCGAGTGGGCTGAGCGTGCGATCGATGGCACTTCGCAGCAGTGGGACGAGATCAGCACACACCGCAAGCAGGTCGACAGGATCCTGTTCGAGTTGGTCCCTGGGCTTCGCGAGGATGTCGAAAGGACTGATCGCGAGAGCTACCTCGAATGGAGAGCCCGTGAGCGCGAGGTTAAGGACGCGCTGGGAGGTGGTCATGTCTGATCTCTCGAAGGCACAGGCCTCTCGTCCTCCGCTTCCTGTCGACGGGGAGGTGATGGAGCGGGTCGAGCTCAGTCGTAATGAGTTCGATCTATTCAACCACGCTCGGAGCGATATGACGCAACTTCGGGCTCTGCTGATGGACTCGGTCGTACCTGCCCTAGGTGGTGGAGGGCACCCCGTTGTGACGGAGATTCATGACCTGATCGAGCGCGTCTTCTTGCACTCCGGAAACTTCCTCTACGCCTACAACCAGCAGATCGGCGCCGCCTATCGGGAGCGTGACCTGTGAACCCTGGCAGCTTCGATACCGGCGACACGTTTCAGCGTGCGTCTTCAGGCGATGGAATTCTGTTCTGGTTCATCTCCACACCGGCCGTTCAGAAGGGTGGGATTGCGATAGCCCAGATGGTCGCTCCGTTCTCGACCGAGGAAGAGGCCCAGCGCGGCGCCGATCTGCTGAACGACCGCTACCCCGGCAACCGTTGCTGGGTAGGCCGTGGCGAGTACGCGCCGGAATACGCCACCCCGGATCGTTTGGACCACGACGCCAAGCGAGCACGCGCCGACCTCGCCGGGCTTCTGTCTGGCATTACCGGGAGGAGCGGCACCCCTTCGCAGGAGATCGGCGAATGACCACACAACCGAAACCGGGCCGGATCACCACCAGCCCCAACGGCCGCCCGGTGATCGCCGGGCCCTGGCCGTCCTACCGTCAATTCCGCGACCTGCCCGAGCGTGAGCGTTGGGTGCTCTACGGCCACGCCAAGGCATGCCGCGGTGCGCTTGAAGACCAAGGATTCCTCATGGCCGAGGGATACCACGACTTCGTGAAGCGCGTTACCGAGGAGTTAGACATATGAGCGTTCAGGCCATGACCTGGGCACTGGAGCAGCAGGTCGTTACCGATGCCGCCATGAGGCATGTGCTGTTGTGCCTGGCGAACTATGCCAACGAGGTGGGAAAGGGGGCGTTCCCTTCTATCGCCACGCTGAGCAGTGATACAGGGCTATCCGAGCGGACTGTCCAGTACAAGCTCCGGTCCCTCGAGGAGGCTGGTGTTATTCGCCGTGGAAACCAGGCAATCGCTGCCGCCTACATCTCGCACCGGGATCGCCTGCCGATGGTGTACGACCTCTCGATGGAACGGGGTGCAACGGTTGCACCGGGTGCAAATGACGACGTAACGGGGTGCAAACCACGACGTAACGGGGTGCAACTGACGACACAACGGGGTGCAACGGTTGCACCCGATCCGTCACTTAACCACCAAAGAACCACCAAAGAACCTAAAGAGCATGTCCAAACCGGCGAAACCGGTTCGGACGACGTGGGTGATCGGAAGGGAAAAACCGAGTCTGGGAAACGGCCGGCCAAGCCCAATCCTCTGGATGGTTTCGAGGAGTTTTACCAGGCCTACCCAAAGCACAAGGATCGAGCGAAGGCGGAGAAGGCTTGGCGGAAGATCGACCCTGCTCTGCACCCTGTGATCATGGCGGCGCTTCCGAAGCACTGCCGACAGCGTGATTGGCTGAAGGACAACGGCCAGTTCGTTCCGCTGCCGGCCAGTTGGCTCAACGGGCGACGATGGGAAGACGAGATAGCCCCTGATGCTGGCCCGGCATCGAGCTTCACCAACCTCCCCAAACACACCCCCGACATGTACCAGGACCGCGACGATGGCAGAGCAAATTTTTAACTTCTGGCGTAAACCCAACCGCAAGAGCGAAGAAAGCCCTTCTCTTCGCTGCCCGGTTCACGGTGACTACCACTCGATCCAGGTGGAGCAGTTTGATGGTAGCTACTTGACCTGGTCTTGCTCTCGGTGTGTTTGGGATGGGGTGAATCGCGAGCCGGGGAGCGAGGAGTTTTCGGTGGCCCTGGCGGAGAAAACCCAACGCAAGATCAACGAGTTGCTGGTTGGTTCTGGCATCCCCGCTCGCTACCGGGCCAGCACTTTCGAGACTTACCGCACCGACGGCAAGGCGGAGAAGGCGGCGGTGCTGGAAGCATGCCGGGAGTATGCCGAGCGATTCGTGGAGAACTTCCAGGACGGCCGCTGCCTCTTGCTCCTGGGCAACCTTGGGACGGGCAAGACCCATCTCGCGTGCTCAATCGTCCAGTACGTCGTACGGAACCTTCAGGCCCAAGCAGTGATCACCTCGGCGTCGGAGATAATCCGTGTGGCTAAGGGGGCGATGAACCGGGCGGCGAAGTACACCGAACGGGACGCTCTCGAAGAGCTGGCGGGCTTTGACCTGTTGGTGATCGACGAGCTCGGCGCGCAGGGCGGTACCGAGTACGAATTGGGGCTGCTCCATGAGGTGATTGACCGCCGGTATCGGGAGATGCGGCCTACGGTGGTGGTTTCGAACATGAGCGCGCAGGAGGTCGCCAAGTACATCGGTGATCGTGCGGTGGATCGTCTCCGCGAGAACGGCGGCAAGGCTGTTGGCTTCACCTGGGGCTCCGCTCGCCGGGAGGTTCTGGAGTGAGCCGAGAGCTGTACAGCGAAGAGGCTGAGTTCGGCGTGCTCGGCGCTATCTTGCAGTCCGCGCTCCAGCAGAATCAGGCGCTGGTTGACGAGGCCTTGTCCAGCGTGACCGCCGCCGATTTCTACTTCGAGGATAACGCCGCGCTGTTCCAGGCGATCAAGGATTGCTACGAGGAAGGGATTCCCGTCGATCCGGTGACCGTGGGAGTGGTCCGTGATGTGCTGCCCAGCGGCGCGAAGCTCATTCCCTATGTCGGGAACATTGCCCGCAATGTGCCTTCGGTGGCGAACTGGAGGACGTACGTCCGGCACGTCCGGGAGCGGTCCATCCTACGCTGCTTGATCGACACGGCCGAGTCGGTGAAGGCTTCCGCCACGGATGACCGGCCGTTGCCTGAGATCATCGCCAGAGCGCAGCAGGCGATGGCGGACCTGCGCGACCTCGATGACGAGGCGCCGAAGTACAAGCGGCTCGACGAGGTGATGCTCAAGGCTGTCGACGTTATCGATGACAAGTTCAACGGCCGCGCGCCTCAGTGGCCCGGCACTGGCCTAGCCGATCTCGACAAGCTGGTTCGCGGCATCCGCCCTCGGAAGCTCACCGTTATCGCCGGCCTTCCCGGCAGTGGCAAGACCACACTTGCCCTGCAGATCGCTCAGTACAACGCCTGCGAGGCAGGGGAGCCCTGGCTGGTGTTCTCCCTGGAAATGCCTGAGGAGGAGTTGGGCGTGCGTTCCATCGCCTCGCTGGGGGGAGTGGACCTGAAGCGCTTGGACGATCCGCAGCAACTGGGTGACGACGACTGGCCGCGCATCACATCTGCGGTGGCCAAGGCCAAGGGGGCGCCCTTGTTCATCTGCGACGATCCCAACGTGACCGCCAGCCAGATCCGCAGCACCGCGCGGCGTGTCAAGCGTGAGCACGGCTTGGCCGGCATCGTCGTCGACTACCTGGGCCTGATTCCACCGGAGGCGAAAGGGCGCACGCGCAGCGAGGAGGTGGGTAAGACCAACAAGGCGCTGTTGCGCCTGGCCAAGGAACTCTGTGTGCCGGTCATTGAACTGGCGCAGCTCAACCGCGACTCGACCAAGCGGCCCGGGAAGCGCCCGCAGTCGAGCGACCTGCGCGACTCGGGGGAGATCGAGGCCGACGCCAGTTGCATCCTGATGGTCCACCGGGACATGGACAGCGAGGCCGGCCAGAACGGAATCACGGAGATCCTGATGACCAAGTGCCGACACGCCCCACCGGGCATGTGTCTGCTCCAGCAGCAGGGAATGTATGGACGATTCGTCAACTTCGCGGGCTCGCGCGAAATGAGCCAAGAGGAGGTTGAAATGGGGCGTACCTACTTCGCCAACAAGCACGGCAAGAAAAAGGGGAAGGCGGCATGAGCAACGTACAACCGATGGCGCCCCGCAAGGTCATGACCAGGCTGGAGCGGGAGTTTCTCAAGGTGGCCGGCCAGGAGCTGGCGCAGGTCAAGGCCGGTGGTGCTGCGGCACTGTCCGCCCTCTTGCAGATGGTTGCCAACTGGCACGGCGACCGCGGCACGCTGGGCTTTCACGACTACGGCCGGCTCTGGCTGCAGGACGGCAACGCAAAGGGCGCGGCGGTGGAAACGCTGCTGCGCGACCTGTTTGGCCTGAACGGTCCGGGGGCGGTATGAGCAGAACTCGAACCTACGTGGACAAGCTGCTGGGCGATACCGAGTATCTCCTCGAGCAGTGGGGGTGGTGGCGCATGGATGGGATGGGGGTTCCCGGGTATGTATCGCCGGCCGCCGCTATCATGAGCCAAGCCATGCCAATGTCGAGCCCCAAGGCCTACCACGTCACTGACGATATGGCCTTGGCCGTCGACCGGGTCATTGCTCGACTCATTGACAGGGCGCCGCAGGCTGGTGATTTCGTGTGGCTCTACTACGGCGCGAAGTGGCCGGCCCTGCGCATCGCGCGTGAACACCAGATCGGCGAGGCGAAGGTCAGGGAGACTCTGAAGTTGGCGGTGGGCTGGGTCGATAGCGCCCTGGAGCGGTTCCGCGAGAGCGCTTGAGGAATAGCTTTACACGCGGAATAAGGGGTGTTTTCATCCCAGCGTGAATTGCTGTGAACGCAGCGTGACGCACTCGAAACCCGGCCCCTGGCGCCGGGTTTTTTATTGCGTAGATTGGCTTGGCGCGGCATCATCACGCCCCCGTCTGACTCGATGTTTTCCGTCCTTGGCTTTCAGCGAGATGGACGGGAAGCCCGGTTGCCCCCGCTCCGGGCTTTTTCATTCGAAGGTCGAAACTCGGTAGACGGCAGTCTCACCTGCCACATCGGGCTGTAAGCAAAGTGACGGGTTACCGACCCACAAGGCCTTCACCCTTGCGATAATGACCGCCTTGACGTTGAGAGGTGGCTCGATGAGAAATCCTGATATCAAGGTCGTGAAGCTTGAGGGTGACGCGCTGCCCTGGTCCATACGCGATGCCGGCCATGAGGCCTGTTTCGTGGTTATGCATGGCCTGACGCTACGGAGCGATTTCTTGTTCTCCGAGCAGGAGGCTGAGGCAGTGGCCGACGCGGTGCACCTAGAGATCATCGAAGAGATGAGGTCGATGCTGGAGTCTGTCCGAGGACGATAACCAATCAATGCAGGTGGAGCGCAGGATGCGCACGGGGTAGTGGCCCCTATCCACCCGCACCTATTTCAGAGCCCAGCCTTCGTGCTGGGCTTTTTCATTTCCGCCCCGCCGAGGGGATTCGAGACCATGAAAATGCCCGACAAAGACCCCATCACGTGGGCTGCGCTGCTGGCGTGGCTGTCTGCGCACTATCCGCAGCTGTACGCCGCCGGCCTGTCCTTTGTGGTCGCGCTGACCCGGGTGATCTACGGCGGTGGAACGCGGCGCCAGGCGCTGCTCGAGGCAACGCTCTGCACCCTGATCACCTTGGGCCTGATTCCTGTCCTTGAGTGGTTTGGCCTTCCGCAGAACATGGCTACTGCTGCCGGGGTGTTCACCGGTTTCCTGGGTGTGAAGAAGATCGCCGAGTTCGCTGATCGGATCGCCGACTGGAAGTTTCCGCGCCGGGGGGCTGGCGAATGAAGATCACCGCCGATCAACTCGACCGCGCTACCGGCTGCGGTGCCGCTACTGCCTCGACTTGGGTCGAGCACATCAACGGCGCCATGGCTCGGTTCGAGATCAACACGGCTGAGCGGGTGGCGATGTTCCTGGCTCAGGTCGGGCACGAAAGCCAGAGCCTCAAGCGCCTGGTGGAAAATCTGAACTACTCCGCCGAGGGGCTGCTCAAGACCTGGCCGAAGCGGTTCGCGGCGGCAGAGGCGAAGCAGTACGCACGCCAGCCTGAGCGCATCGCGAACCGCGTCTACGCAAACCGGATGGGCAACGGCTCACCGGATACGGGCGATGGGTATCGATACCGGGGGCGCGGCCTGATCATGATTACGGGCCACGACAACTACGCCGAAGCCGCCCGCGCCCTGGCGCTGCCACTGGTAGCGCAACCGGAACTGCTGGAGCAACGGACCTGGGCAGCAATCGCCGCGGGGTGGTGGTGGAAGTCGCGGGGTTTAAACGACCTGGCTGACCAAGGCCGATTCGAGCGGATCACTCTGAAGATCAACGGCGGCTACAACGGTGCTGAGGATCGAGTGGCGCGTCTCGAATGGGCGCGCGCAGCGCTGGCGGGTGCGTGATGAGGTGGGTTCCATGGTTGATCGTCGCGCTCGTTGCGATGGGGATGATGTGGCGGATGGACCGCCTGAGTCTGCAAGTGACCGCAGAGCGGGAGCGTGCTGACGTCGCGGCGCAGGAGCGTGACCGCAATCAGCAGATGATCGATCTGCAGGCCGGCGTTCTCGCTGAACAGCAACGCCAGCTCGGCCGCGTCGCCGAGATCGAACGGCAAACCCGCCAGCTTGGCCAGGCCTTGGAGATACAGGGTACGCGCCACGCTGCGGCGTTACGGGAGTTGAAAGAGAATGACCAGGCTGTTCGCGACTGGCTGCGTGCTGGCATCCCTGCTGGCCTTGGCCGGATGTACGCCCGCCCCGAAACCACTGACCCCAGCGCCTACCGCGCAGCAGGCCAAGTGTCCGCTGACGCCGTGTCGGCTCCCAGGCCGCCCGCCGCTGGCGAACGGTGAGGATGCAACTGCGGCGATCGATGCCGTTGAAGCTGCGTTGACAGCGTGCGCGGTGCAGGTGCTGGACTGCATCGAGCGACAGGAGTGAACCATGCCGAGACGACCGGCTAAGCCCTGCGCGTACCCAGGATGCAACGTGCTGATCCGACAGGGCTCGCACTGCGAGAAGCATGCGGTGCTGGCTCAGCAGCAGCGGGAGAAGCACCTGCAGGCCGTTCACGCTCGCTACAACCAGTGTCGGGATGAATCCGATGGGTTCTACAAGACCGAGCGCTGGAAGCGGCTCTCCGCTCGATATCGACGGCTGCACCCGATCTGCGAGGAGTGTGACGAAGCTCCGAGCCAGATCACCGACCACATCAAGGCGCGCAAGACTCACCCAGAGCTGAGCCTGGTCTGGTCGAACCTGCGCGCCCTGTGTCGGGCGTGCCACAACCGCGTAGGCGAGCGCGTTGGACGGATCGAGAACGGTGCGGATCCTGGCGCCCCGAGGATGCCCCGAATTGGTGCATTGAAACGCCCAGGGGAGGGGGGTGGCTGAAAGTTCTGGCGGCCAACCTCCCGAACGACGGGGGGAACCGGATTTACGCGCCCGCGAAATTAAAAAATCAGGAGTTGCCCGATGGCAGGCGTCGCCAGAGTGGCCGGCCGGGGCCGGAAGCCCAAGCCGACAGCCAAGAAGGCGCTCGCCGGAAACCCCGGCAAACGGGCGCTGAACAAGGACGAACCCAAGTTTTCGGATGTGACCGATATCGATGCGCCGGGCCACCTTCGGCCTCGCGCTGCGGAGATGTGGTCGATGATCGTGCCGGAGTTACTCGGTGCGGGCGTGCTGGCCATTACCGACATGCACAACGTCGAGGCGTTCTGCGTCGCGTACGACAAGTGGCGCATGGCTGAGGAGGAAGTGCAGAGCTCGGGAATCACAGTAACGAGTGCTCAAGGCAGCCCGATGAAGAACCCCGCGCTCACCGCCGCCAACGAAGCGATGCGCCAGATGGTGACGTTTGGCTCGCTGCTCGGCCTGGATCCCTCCAGCCGGACCCGGCTCATCGGAGGCAACAAGAAGCCGGAGGCGAATCCCTTCGCTGAACTACTGAGGTAAGCAATGGCAAAGGCCGCCTGCGCTAACGTCGACAAGGCGATGGCTTGGGCGAAGACCGTCCTGAAGGGGAAGGTACCCGCCTGCCTGTATATCCACCAGGCGATCGAGCGGCATTTCTCCGACCTGAAGAAGAGCCGGAGTCGGGACTGTCCGTTCTACTTCGACGCCGAAGCCGCTGAGAAGAAGCTGAAGCTGATCCAGCTTCTTCCCCACACGAAGGGGGAATGGGCGCGCCTCCAACTGACAATCTCGCTTGAGGCCTGGCAGTTGTTTGGCCTGGCTGTGACCTTCGGCTGGAAGAAAAAGGCTGATGGCTTTCGCCGGTTCCGTGAAAGCTACTGGGAGGTACCGCGGAAGAACGGCAAGTCGGTGATCGCCGCTGGCACCGGAATCTCGATGTTCGTCGCGGATGGCGAGTTCGGTGCCGAGGTCTACAGCGGCGCTACCACCGAGAAGCAGGCATGGGAAGTTTTCCGGCCCGCGCGGTTGATGGTGAAGCGCTCGGAACTGCTGATCGCCGCCGCCGGCATCGAGGTGAATGCCTCGAACATGAATACCCCCGCCGATGGCGGACGGTTCGAACCGATCATCGGTGACCCTGGTGATGGTTCCTCCCCGTCCTGTTCGCTGATCGACGAGTTCCACGAGCACGACAACTCCGGCCAGTACGACACGATGCTGACCGGCATGGGCGCTCGCCGACAACCGCTGATGTTCATCATCACCACGGCCGGCGCGAACATCGAGGGACCGTGCTACGACAAGCGCCGCCAGGCGATCGAGATGTTGTCGGGCGTGGTGCCGGACGACGAACTGTTCGCTTGGATCTGGACCCTCGACGAGGGGGACGACTGGACGGACCCGAAGAACCTGGCCAAGGCGAACCCGAACATCGGCGTATCGGTTTATCGGGAGTATCTGGAGAGCCAGTTGGCTCGCGCCATCCGCTCGGCGCGGTTCACGAACACCTTCAAGACGAAGCACCTGAACATCTGGGTTTCGGCGAAGACTGGGTTCTTCAACATGGCCTTGTGGAAGGCCTGCGAGGACAAGTCGCTCACGCTGGAGCGGTTCGCTGGAGAGGAATGTGTCCTGGCCTTCGACCTGGCGCGCAAACTCGACATGAACAGCATGGCGCGGTTGTTCTGGAGGGATATCGACGGCCGACGGCACTACTACTGCGTGTCGCCTCGCTTCTGGGTGCCAGAGGATCGGGTCTACGACGAAGACAACAAGCGGATGGCCGAGCGGTTCCAGGCCTGGCTCAACGCCGGCCACCTGTACGCCACCGCCGGCGCAGAGGTGGACTACCGCGAGATCCTCGCCGAAGCGCTGGAAGCGAACGAGGCCAACCCCGTTCGCGAGAGTCCGATTGACCCGTTCGGCGCGACTGGCATAAGCCACGAACTGGACGACGAAGGGCTGACCCCAGTGGTCATCACCCAGAACTACACCAACATGAGTTCCCCCATGAAGGAGCTCGAAGCGGCCATCGCCTCAGGCCGGTTCCACCACGACGGCAACCCGATCATGACCTGGTGCATAGGGAACGTGATCGGGAAGTTCCTGCCGGGCAATGACGACGTCGTTCGCCCGATCAAGCAAGGCGAGGACAACAAGATCGACGGTGCTGTGGCGCTGATCATGGCGATCGGGCGTGTCGTTGCGCAGGAGCCGCCGGAAGAAACCCTCTCCGACCACATCGTGAAACACGGTATCAGGAAGCTCTGATGGGAATTTTGAAGAAGCTGGGCCGATGGTTCGGCAAGGGCTCTGACCCGTTGATCATCGATACGCCCGAAAAGCTGGCGCAGGTGCTGGGTGTTGCGTATGAGACGGAGTCGGGGCAGCGGGTCACTACCACCACGGCCATGCAACAGACCGTTGTTTTCAACTGCGTCCGGGTGTTGGCCGAGTCAGTTGGCATGTTGCCTTGCCGGCTCTTCAAACAGACGGAGCGCGAACGGATTCCGGCCTTGTCCAACCGTCTGTATGACGTGCTCGCAGTGGCGCCGAACGGGTACATGACCGCGCAAGAGTTCTGGGAACTGCTGGTGGTCTGCCTTTGTCTTCGTGGCAACTTCTACGCCTACAAGGTCATGGCGCTCGGCAACGTGGTGGAACTGCTGCCGATCAACCCGGCGGCGGTGAAACCGAAGCTGAAAGATGATTGGACGGTTGAGTATGACGTCACGTTCAAGAGCGGCGTCGAGACCCTTTCCCAGGACGAAATCTGGCACGTCCGCCTGTTCACTCTTGATGGCCTAACGGGGCTGAACCCCATCGCCTATGCCCGCCAGGTCATCGGCCTGAATCAGGCGATGGAAACTCACGCCGCCAAGCTGTTCTCCAACGGCGCGGTGACCTCCGGGGTTCTGAAGACGGACCAAACGTTGAGCGATGAGGCCTTCGAACGCCTGTCCGCGCAGTTCCAGGGCGAGCACATGGGGACGGCCAACGCCTACAAACCCATGATTCTGGAGATGGGGCTTGATTGGAAGCCGATCAGCCTAAACGCCCAGGACACGCAGTTCATCGAGTCGAGAAAGATGACCGAGGCGCAGTTGTGCGGTCTGTTCCGCGTCCCGCCTCACCTGGTGGCGAACCTCGACAAGATGACGCTGAACAATATCGAGCACATGGGCATGAGCTTCGTGAACTACTCGCTTGTGCCGATCCTCACGCGCATCGAGGCCCGCATCCGAGTCGGGCTGCTGAGCGAGAAGGATGCGAAAACCCACTTCGCCAAGTTCAATGCCGGCGCGCTGATGAGGGGCGACCTCAACGGGCGATACACCTCATACGGCAAGGGGATCCAGTGGGGGATTCTGAGCCCCAACGACTGCCGCGAACTGGAAGACCTCAATCCCCGCCCCGGCGGCGATATCTACCTGACCCCGACCAACATGACCACCAATCCGGAGGCACTCGATGCTGACAAAACAACGCCTTGATGTGCCGCTGACGCTGAAGGCAGTCAGCGATACCGGCGAGTTCGAGGGCTACGGCTCAGTGTTCGGCGTCGTCGACAGCTACGGCGACGTGGTTGTTCGAGGAGCCTTCGAGGCCTCGCTGGCTCGCTGGAAGGAAAAGGGGCGCTTGCCCGCGATGCTTTGGCAGCACGACAGCGCCGAGCCGCTCGGGCCCTACACAGAGATGCGCGAAGACGAAAACGGCTTGTATGTGAAGGGCCGTCTGTTGATCGATGACGACCCCCTCGCGAAGCGCGCTCATGCACACATGAAGGCCGGCAGCCTCTCCGGCCTATCGATCGGCTACATGCTCGATGACTACGAGTACGACAAGGAGAAGGGCATCTGGCTGCTGAAGGCTATCGACCTCTGGGAGGTATCTCTGGTCACTTTCCCGGCCAACGATGAGGCCCGTATCTCCGATGTGAAAACCCTGCTGGCGCGCGGCGAGACGCCGCCGCCGAGCAAAGTGGAGCGAGCCCTGCGCGAGGTTGGGTTCTCTGGCTCCCAGGCCAAGGCCTTCATGGCCAAAGGCTACAGCGCTGCTTGCCCGCGTGATGCGGATGCTGGCGCCGCGCTCGACTCCCTGAAATCCCTGATTAATCGCATGTGAGGAGAACCCCATGCCCGCTGATATCCAAGATGTAAAACAGGTTGCCGAAGAACTCGGCGCCAAGTTCGACGAGTTCAAGCAGAAGAACGACAAGCGCGTCGAGGCCCTGGAGGCCGAGAAAGGCAAGCTGGTCGAGCAGGTCGAAACCCTCAACGAGAAGTTGGGCCAGTTGGACGACATGAAGTCGGCGCTGGAGAAGGAGTTGGCCGGGATGAAGCGCCCGGATGGCACCGGCACCAAGGCCGCGAGCGAGCACAAGGCCGCCTTCATGCAGTTCGTGCGCAAGGGCATTGATACCGGTCTGGGTGAACTGCAGGCCAAGGCGTTGCAGATCGGCGTCGATGCGGATGGTGGCTACGCTGTCCCGGAGGAACTCGACCGCAACATCATCGAGCTGCTGCGCGACGAGTCGCCGATGCGCCAGGTGTGCAACCAGATCACCGTCGGCACCCCGGACTACAAGCGTCTGGTAAACCTGGGCGGCGCCGGCTCCGGCTGGGTCGGCGAAACTGCACCACGCCCGGAAACCAGTACCCCGACCCTGGCGCAGATCAACGCCGTCATGGGCGAGCTCTACGCCAACCCGCAAGCCACCCAGACCAGTCTCGACGATATGTTCTTCGATGCGGAGGGCTGGTTGAACAGCGAAGTCGGCCGGGAATTCTCCGAGAAGGAGGGCTCCGCATTCCTGCTGGGCGATGGCGTCAACAAGCCCAAGGGCCTGTTGGCCTATCCCTTCGCAGTGGCTGGCGACAAGACCCGTCCTTACGGCACTCTGCAGCGACTGGTAAGTGGCAACGCCGGCGCCCTCAACGGCGACAACCTCATTGACCTGGTGCAAGCGGTCAAGGCGGGTTATCGCCGTGCTGGCGTCTGGATGATGAACAACCTGACGGTCGCCTACGTCCGCAAGCTCAAGGACAGCGAGGGGAACTACCTGTGGCGCCCTGGCCTTGAAGTCGGCCAGCCCTCCAGCCTGCTCGGCTACGGCATTACCGAGAACGAGGACATGCCGGATATCGCGGCTGACGCGAATGCCCTCGCCTTCGGCGACTTCAAGCGGGCCTACACCATCGTGGACCGCATCGGCACCCGCGTTCTGCGCGACCCCTACACCAACAAGCCCTATGTCGGCTTCTACACCACCAAGCGCGTCGGCGGCATGCTCGTCGACTCCCAGGCGGTGAAGGTGCTGACCCTCTCGGCCGCGTAACGTGGGAGGGCCGGCGCTGGCCGGCCCTCCTTGGAGGACACTGCAATGCCCAAGATTCTGGTCGAAAAGGCGTTCCCGTTCTCTCCGGACGGCAACGTTGTCATAACCGTGGACGTCGGCGAGCAGGAGGTTTCCGACCGCTGCGCGCTGGTGGCAGTGGATCACCTGGGGGTCGCCACTCTCGTTGACGGTCCCAGTGGCGGATCTGACCTGAAGAAGCTGACCATGGCGGAACTGAAGGCCCTGCTGACTGCGAAGGGTATCCCCTTCGACAAGGGGGCCAACAAGGAAACGCTCCTCGCGCTGGTCCCGAACGATGATTGACCTGAGCGTGGCGAAGGAGCATCTGCGGATTCGCCACTCCCAGGACGATGAGTACATCCAGGGCTTGATCACGGATGCGGTGGAGGTGTTCAACGCTCGGACCAACCGGACCTTGCTGGCTCCGGATGATCCGCTGCCGGACCCCGTCGGAAACTCCATCCGCATGACGGGATCGATCCGTCGCGGCGCGCTGATGCTGATCGCGCACTGGTATTCGAACCGGGAGTCAGCAGTCATCGGAACCAATACGTCGGAACTACCGATGGCCACCCAATACCTCTGGGAGCCCTACCGCTGGATGAACTTGCGCTAGGGCAAACCGAAAGGAGAGCAACATGCAGTTCAAAGCGATAAAGCCGCTCTATCGCGGCGGCCGCCTGGTCCAGCCTGGCGAGCCGTTCGATACCACGCCCGAGGACGGTGAGCGCCTGGTAACGAATGGCGAAGCCCTCGACCCGAGGTCGCGCAAAGCCCCTGCGAAATCGCCCAAGGGTTCCACCCAGGCCGAAGAGAAGTAGGGGGTAGCGATGCGTGCAGGACGGCTCGACACGCCGGCGGATCTGCTGGTGCTTGACGAAGACCTGGCGCCGCGATGCATCGACTGGATCTGGTGCGGCATTCAGACCAAGGAGAACGCGGAGCCGCCGTTTCCGGGTGGGCTGCGGAACCCGGCGAAGGTTGAGGTTCGGGCCTGGTGGGACGAGCGCATTCGGCAGGGACGCTACCTGCGCGCCGATGGGCGCCTCTTCCACATCGACAGCGCCCGCGACTTCACTGGCCGTCGGGCCGAACTGGCGATCACCGCAACAGAGCTGATCGGCGAGCCGGCGACATACCGGCCAGATGGCGCGCCGCCGCGAAACTGCCGGGTGTTTCTGAACTACGATGCGCCCTGGCTGGACGAGAACGGCCAGGCGACGGCCTACAGGATCCGCGCCGAGGTTGCGCTGATCGAGACGGGGAGGGTGCAGGTGGGCGATCTGCTTGAGGTGGATCGAGTGAGCTACTACGTCGTCGACTACGCCGACGGCACCGACGACGGCATTGTCCGCGGGCTCTGGCTGGAGCGTGTGCAATGAGGGCGCCGATCAGGCTGGTCGGCGTCGAGCAGGCGCAAGCGCGCCTCCGGGAAGCCGGCCGGCGCGTTGATCCAGTGATGCGCGGCGCGCTGAATACCACGGCGACGCAGACGAGGAAGCAGCGCTACAACGAACCGATGCGGCCCGCGTTCACCAGTGCCTTCGCCAACCGTCGGATCGTGATCAAGCGCGCGAGGGCGGGTCGGATGAACGCGAGGCTTATTCCGTCGTCGTCTGGCGTCAACGTCACGGCATACCGGCGCTGGATCTTCGAGTCAATCAACTCGACGCGGGCGAGGATTTATGTCGTCGGCCCGAACGGTCGGAAAGTTGCCGCAGGCTTCGTCAACCCATCGGGGCGGCTGCAGCGGCCGTTGTCTACCCGCAGTCAGCGGGCCAGGACGGCGCGGGGTCGTTCGCCCAATGTCACCAGCTACACCTATCGGCGCGCCCTGCAGGAAGCACAAGGCCCGTCGGTGGCGTACTGGTTCAGGCTGCTGACTACGGCGAAGACCATCCGCTGGACCAATGCGTTTCTGCGCCAAGAGTTCGAGCGGCGCATCCGCCGCGAGCTCGAAAAGGCCGTCTGAGGAAAACCAACCATGCGAACGAAAGCGAGCCAGGTCACACGCGACCTGCGGGCCCGCCTGGGCGAGATTCGCCCGGTAAACGGCTACCTGACGGACCTGCGGGCAGTTTACGGGCCGACAGATCGAGTGCCCGACAAAGCCAGCGGGCCTTACGCCCTTGTGCGAGTCGCGAGCGACGCGCGAACCGGAACGGCGGTACGCCAGGCGACCAGGCTCCGCACGTTCGAAGTCGAGGTTGTATTCCCGCGATCGGCGGAGGAACACGAACTCGATGACGTCCACGTCGACATTCTGCGCGCCCTTGGCTTCGGAGAAGACCAGCCGGAGCGCAAGTTCCCTGGGCTTGTGGAGGATATCGACGAGGCGGTGGCGCAGTTTGCCGAGTCCGGTCGCAACTTCCACACCCTGACCGCAACCATCGGCGTGATCTACGTCGAAACCTACAACTGATCGGCCAGGCCGAGGAGAAAACGATGCTCTACACCCAACTGTTCCGCGGCCCTACCTCGGTCGCGTCCTATCCCTCTTTCGTGTTCGAAGAGCTGTTCAAGCTTCAGACGACCAGCGCCGAACCGGAATCGACCGAGATCACCATCCCCGACCCGACGCGCCTCGGCCTGCCTGAGCTCGATGGCGTAACGTCGACCACGGCGATCAATATCACCGGCGAGGCCGTCAACTTCTCCCCCCGTGCTGCCGGAACGATTCTCTATGGATCGGTCGAGCGCGTGCCGTCGGGAACTGTCTCCGAAGAGGTGCATGATGCCTACGTCGACCGCATTATCCGCCTTGCGCATATTCCCCTCGAGGTCAGCAGCGTCACCGGAGCCGGCGGCACGCCGACCTATGTGCGCGGCGTTGACTACGCCGTCACCCCCGGCGGCATCCGGCCTCTGCCGGGCGGCACGCTGGCCGACGCAATCAACGCGACCACTGCTCCGCCGGATGGCGGGTTGAAGCGTTTGCCGATCGAGGTCAGCTACACCTACCCGACTGTCGACCTGGTGAAGCCGTTCACCACCGGCCGCAAGTTCTACCGGGTGATGTTCGAGCAGACCAACGAAGCCGGCGATGGTGAGAAGCGTCGGATCAACTGCTTCTATGCGCGGATCAGTCTGAATGGCGGCCTACCGCTGAACCAGGGCGCCGAGTTCGGCGTGATCCCGGTACAGATCCGCCTTCTGGCCGACCCGAACATCTACGACGTCGGCGAGGCCGCGATCTGGACTTGGGAAATCCAGAACACCGACGCGGCCTGATGGCCGTAGATCAACCGGCCCGCCCTGATGGCGGGCCTTTTCATTTGGGTGGCCCATGTCTGACCTCGGAATTCTGTTTCCCGAACCTGAAACCATCTACGTCAACGGCGCGCCGGTGATCGTGCGGCACGTCCGCCTCGCCGACTTCGAGTTGTTCGGGGATATCGCCAGTGACCTTCTCAAGGTTCTGAGCGATGGCACCGTTCCCGCCATCCTGCAGTTCGGCAAGACCGGTTCGGCCAAGCTGCGGAAGATCCTGCGCAGGACCACGAACCTCAGCCGCTGGCGCGTGTGGCGCCTACCGGTCGACGTGGCGATGCAGATCGTCATGCAGGTGATTCGGGTCAACGCCGCTTTTTTCGCCCGCGCCCAGCAAGCGGCAGTGACGACGCTGGCAACGCTGGTTGGGCAGCAGCAGTAACCAGCCTGGTTCGCGCGGGTTTCAGTCTCGACGAGGTTTCGCGCATGACGCTTCAACAGATCGAGGTGTTCCTCGAGCAGGTCGGCGAACAGGTCAAGCAAGACCGGCGCGACCACCTGCTCCTTCGCCGCGCGGCACGCGCGCCCCTGAAGGGGTTTAAACAGTTCCTGCAGGAGTTCGATCATGGCCGGTAGAGTGACCACGCAGCTGATCGTCGAGGGGGTGAACCGCACCCGGCAGATGTTCAACGAGGTGAACCGCGACCTCAACGTGACGAACAAGGCGTTGGCCGCAAGCGGCAAGCTGCTCGCAGGCTATCTCACGTTCAGCGCGCTGGCCGCCGGGGTGAAGGCGGTAGCGAACACCGCCGACGCTTACCAGGCAATGAACGCCCGCCTGCGGCTGGCAACCGGATCCCAGGAAGAGTTCAACACCGCCCTCGAGGAGTTGCAGCGCATCGCCTACAACACCGGCCAGCCGGTTGAGGCGCTGATTACGCTGTACGGGCGGATCAGTCGCCCGCTCAAGGAAGCGGGCCGCACCCAGCAGGATATCCTCAAGGTCACCGAGGCTGTGTCGGCGTCGTTCCGCGTGTCGGGCGCCTCTGCGGTCGAGGCAGAGAACGGGGTGATCCAGTTCGGCCAGGCGCTGGGGGCTGGCGCGCTGCGCGGGGACGAGTTCAACAGCGTGGCCGAACAGGCGCCACGCCTGATGCAGGCTCTGGCCGATGGCATCGGTGTGCCGACCTCGGCACTTAAGGCGCTGGCGGCGGAGGGCAAGCTGACGGCGGCAGTGGTCACCGACGCGCTGATCGGACAGTTGCCCAAGCTGCAGAGCGAACTCGCCTCGTTTGGTGACTCCGTCTCGAAGGAATGGACGGCGATCGAAGACACCATACGCCGCGGCGTCGGCCAGGCGGACACCGGCCCGCTGATCGAGTCGCTGAAGGAACTGAAGGAGGTACTTGCCGACCCGACGATCCAGGGCAACCTGACCACGCTGGCCAGCGCCCTGGTTCGCCTGGCCGCCGCAGCGGCTCAAGGTGGCTCGCTGTTCTCCGGCTTCGGAGAGGATCTGGGCTACCTGGCTGCACGGGTGACCGGGAACGTCACTGAGCTCGACAGGGTGAACAAGGAGATCCAGAAGTTGCAGGCCGCCGACGACGGCTTCGGCGTGGTCGACTTGTTCATGTCTGACGCGCAGATCAGCGAGCGCCTGGCAGCGTTCAGGAGGTACCGCGAGCAGTTGCTGGAAGAACAGACCGGCATGACGGCGGAGGCGCGCAAGGCGGCCGAGGAAGCCGCCGCCCAGGTCAAGGCGGTCGACGACGCACGGCAGCAAGCTGCGCTCTCGTCGGAGCGTGCGTACTCCGAAGCGCTGCGCCAAGTGCGTGACGGCCGGCTGAAGGCGGTGCAGGACTCTCTCAAGAAGCAGGAGGCGGCCGAGAAAGGCGCGCTGGCGGCGGTTGAGAAAGTTCGGAAGGATCGCCTGGCTATCGAGAAGCGCTACAGCGAAGCGATTGCCGGGCTACAAGCCGGCGTCGGCGGTGACCCGAGCTATGCATCTGCGCAGACCCTCAAGCAGTCCGCCGCCCAGGCGCTGCGCAAGGGCGATGCCGAGACGGCACAGGCGCAGGCGCAGAAGGCGCTCGAAATGCTCCAGCAACTGCAGGCGGCCGGAGAGAACACATACGGGTTCACCGGCTTCGCTAAGGAGCTCCAGGCCATCGAACTCGCCGCGAACGATCTGCAGCAGTCGCAGGCAGACGCGAAGCTCGACAGCATCCGCGCGCGGATCGCGGAGCTGTCCGATGCGGCGACCGCGCTCCAGGGCATCGAGATCTCGTTCAACCTTCCGCCGGAGGAGATCGAGGCGATCAAGGCACAGTTGCAAGCGCTGTCTGAAACGCCTGTCCTGATCCCTGTTCAACTGGTGCCCACCGGCGAAATGTCCGCCGTGAGCGGCACCACGCCACCGGTCAGTTTCCCCGGCTACGCGACCGGCACCAACAGCGCCGCGCCGGGCATTGCATGGGTCGGCGAGCGAGGTCCGGAACTGGTTGCGTTCGGTGGCGCGGAGAAGGTGATCCCGAACAGCGTGTCGGCGCTTGCCAGCCGCTTGGCCGGGATGCGCGGTCTCGACGGGTTGTCGCCGGCCGCCGCCGAGGTCGCGACAGCGGCGCCGAGCTCAGGGCAACTCCCCAACCTGGGACGGATCGATCTGTCGTTCGGTGGCTCGACTGTCTCGGTCTTCGGGGATCAGCGATCGGTAAACGACATTCTGCGGCTGCAGGCGCTCAAGCGAGGCCGCACCGCACGTCCGTAGGAGAACGGCATGGATTACCCGGTTATTACGCTCGGCGGAGTACCCATCCCGCCAGAAGCTGGCGCGCCGGATCAGTCGATGGAGCCCTTGTTCGGTGCGACGGTCGTCAGGATGAGCGACGGTGCTGGCGTGAAGTTGACCCACTGGGACGGCAAGCTCTCCGGCACGTTGACCGGCTCGGGCCTTGTACCGGTCGGGCTCGACGCGCTCGACTACCGATCATCACTGGAGATGCAAGCGATCCAGCCGATCAGCATCGCCCAGGACTCTCCGGCGTTCACTCTGCCCAAGGCGCCGCGCACGGACAAAGAGCCGTGGGCGCTGGCGCTGGTTGAGGGGCGCTGGGTGCCGACGCCATGCGTGCGAGCAGGCCTTGTCGTGACCGTTACAGAGCGTCCGGCGGCGACGCTCTACATGGTCCAGTTCATGCCTCGCTTCAACGTGTTCGCGGACCCGCCGTCGACGTCGATGAACGCCGCGCACGGATGGACCCTGAACTGGCAGGAGGTTTGACATGCTGCTGAACGGCATGCCGTTGAACGCCGGCCCGCTGAACGGATTCGGCACGGCCGGCGGCGGAGATGGCCCTGTCGAGATCAAGCCTGGTCAGGCGTTTGCCTGGCGCCTGCGCCTACTCGTCGACGATGAGGATTGGACGGCAAGCCTCGTTGGGGCTGTCGAAGTCGACCGCGAGGAAGGCGCCTCTGGCACCGCTACGTTCACGCTGTACCTCGGCACTGACCCGGTTTCGCCGACGTCGTGGGTGGGGCGGGCGGTCACGATCCGCTACCTTTCCACTGCCGAGGGCGTGACCGCAGACGTGGTGAGATTCACCGGCCGCATCGCGGACCCGACGTTCGACGCGGTAGGGCGGACGCTGACTGCGCGCTGCTCCGATCAGTTGCAGCAGCGCATCGAAGCGATGGAGATCGCGCAGATCGATGCGCTGGTCGGCGGTCAGTGGTCATCCGATGTGTTCGAGCCTGTTGATGGGCGATCGCGCTGGGACTACGCGCAAGAGCGGTTGACGACCGTGGCCTCGGCCCTGGATTGCGCGCCTACCGGCGAACTGCGTGTGTCCAGTCTGTTCTCGCAGCCTCCGGCGTTCGAGTTCGGCGCCGGGTCCACCGTCTACAACTCGGTTGAGGTCAGCCTCGGTGACCTGAGCTCGCAGACGAACAGGATCGAGATCGAGTGCGACTACCGATTCAGCCGGCTATGGCAGTTGAACGCCTCGTATGGTTGGCAGCACCCCGGCACGGGTAACGCTGTTGGCGAGGCAGGGTTTTGCAACTGGCGCGGCGATGACACCGAGTTACCGGATGTCGAGATGATCACCTCGGCGACCGAGAGCAGCGGCCAGACGTTGTTCTATGCGACCTGGTATCCACTGCCGCCCACGGGCGTCTACTGCAATCCGCCGGCGGCATGGGTCAACAACTTCACCGAGCTGCTGCTCGGCGGAAATTGGATTGCTGGCCGGCGATGGGTGCAGTCCGTAACCGAGCGCTACCGGCTGGTCATGGAAGTTCAGCCGAGCGTGGCGGCGACCGGCCCGATTGTCGGTCGGCAGCGCGCCTCGTTCGAGATCGAGTCGGACAAGGCTTCGCGCTGGGAAAGCGATCCGATCACCGGCGGCAGCACAGGACACAGCGATGAGAAGGACGAGAGCCGGCGCCTGGCTGCGTTGAACTGCCTGTTGGCCCAGGGAGCAACGATGCTCGTTGCGGCGCACCGTGGTACGACCGTGACCTGGGATGTGCCGACGTCCATGGTCCTGCCGATCGATCTTGTACATACGCTCCGCCTCGATGATCAGGGCGCGCGTGCGGCGGGCAAGTGTCGACGCATTGTCGACCGGCTCGACCTCGCATCCGGAAGCGCCCTGACCACGATCTCTATCGCGGTGATGCGAGGCGGGGGCGGCGCAGCAGACCCCCTTGTTCCTCCTGCTGGCTCGTCCGATCCCGCCAGCCCACCGTCGGGCGGGGGACAGCTCTCGACGCAGCTTGGAGGACGCAACGGCAGTCCCGCGTATGACGATGAGGCGGATGGTTTCTCAGGCAACTGGAGCAATCGCGATCCCGGCGCCGAACTGTTCCCGCGGCGCTTCTCGTTGACCGCGAAAGACATTCCGGAGACCTACAGGGACGAGCATGCGCCTGAGATCGCGGCCACCTACCGGGTATCCGTGCCTGACGACTTACTGGAGATGTAGCGATGGCGAGAGCCTGGATCAACAACTGGAAGACGACGCTGAGCGCCGGCTTGGCGCCTGGCGCCACTAGCCTGACGGTTCCGGATGCCGCCGCCGCGTTACTGCCTCTCTCCGGCGGTAGCTGGGTTCTGTTGACGCTGGTGGATGACGCTGGCGCTCAGCATGAGATCGTGAAAGCAACCGCCCGCGCCGGTGGGGTGGTGACGATCGAGCGCGCCCAGGAAGCCACCGCCGACGGCAACTGGCCGACGGGAACGGTGATCTACGCCGCAGTCACCGCTGGTGACCTCATGACGCTCCAGGCGCGCATCCAGGCTCTGGAGTCCGGGGCGTCTGGCGGCACCCTTGTCGACGAAACCGGCGCAACGCTGGTCGACGACGCCGGCAACAACCTGATCATGGAGAACATTTGATGGCAACTGTTACGCACGTCCTGTCCGGCGCCGGGGAGCCGCTCGATCCGCCACCAAGCATCGGTGCTCACTACGTGAACACGAACAACGGCGCGCTATACCTGGCGAAGGGCACCGCGAGCGGTGCCGATTGGGTGAAGCTGGGTAGTGGCGGTGGCAGCGCTCCGAGCGAGGTGCTGCATGTCAATACCGACGGCCAGTTCCTCCTCGGGCCTCAACACTCATTTGTTGATGCCCGTCTGTTCGCAATTCCCGAGCTTGGCACCGCCGCAATTGGAATCGATCCCAGCACATCCCGACAGTTCGACCTGAATATCAGAACCTGGGCTCCGAGCGGGCAACAACTGCAAATCAGGGTTACGTCGGGTGAATTGCCCGGAGGTATGTCGATCGTGGGCACCTCCAGGCAGTGGGCGGCGCAGGAGTCGTATGGGTTCGTGATCAATGCAAATGACCTCAACGGCGAGGTGTGGGCGCGCATCTATTTCGATGCTGACGAACTCACCCTGTCGATGCTGGTGTTCAGCGATGTGCTGAACGCGTAGGAGATAGCGTATGGCTCTTTCAGATGAGCGCCGCAGCCTCGGCGCGAGGAATGAAGCGATCCGCCGCGCCGGCGGTCAACGGGTAGAAGCGGAGCGCCGCGGTGACCAGGGCTTGACCGCGGCACTCAACCGGCTGATCGAGCCGGAGCGTCAGGCACGCGCACTGCGCAAGATCGACCCGCGCGGCGCCCTGGATGCTGCGCGCGGCAGGGCCGACTACAACCCCGCCGGCAAGCAGATCGGCGGGGGCGGTGTGTCCTGGCCGCTGGCCGAGACCGACAAGTCGAAGCGCACGGTGGCCGACGAGGAGATCGTGAGCACCGATGGCCTGGTCGTCGTTGTGTTCAAGCGCGTCACCAGCTTCGAGATGCAGGATGGCGGCTCGAATATTGGCCGCATGGAGTTCAAGGCATGAATCAACTGATGCCCTGGGACGGCGTGGTCGTTCGCATGGGCTGGCCGTGGCACGGAAAGATCCGCCAGCCGAACAATGATCTGGCCGGCTACGTCACCCTGCCGAACGGGGCGACGCGCCCAGCGATCGCGTACTACGGCAACTGGCCGATGAATCACACGCATCTGTTCGACATGGGCCTACCGGACCAGGACGACCAGCAGGTCGAGGAGCAGGGCGGGAAGTGGTGGGGGCGAACGATCCTCCGAGGCGGAGGCAACTACGACTATCAGTTGTACTACGGCGGCGCGACGACCTCGGCCGAAGGGCAGTCCTATACAGGCGACGCCCCATTCAGGGGGCTCCCCCTCTGGTGGTCTAGCGACGAGGAGCCGCGGCGCCCGCTGTATGTGGATATCTACCTCAATGTGGAGCAGGGCAGCTACTACCTCGATTTTTGGACAAAGGGCGGAACGATTCACGCCCTTCGGAAGAAGATAACGCTTGAGGATGTTGGGCAGGGCGCAGGACAGCCGGAGTGTGCGGTAAAAGATCTGCTCGGGAGCAACTTCGACTACTGGTTTTTTGGTGAAAACGTCAAGCTGGACTACCTGAAGCTGCTGGGGGTCTACCGAAATCGGTTGCTGCTGGGGGTGGTGGTGACACAGGGTGACGGGATGCGGCAGATTGACCCACCGCCAGGAACGTCGGTGGTCAGCGGGTCGTCGCCGTCTGGAGCCCCTCAGGGGTTGTATGGTCTCGTCGAGGTGACCATTGCCCCGGATATCCGAGATCCAGAGGCGGATCACAGTCAGACGGTCACAATAGACGTGATCGAGAATCGCCAGGCCGCGCTCGGTAATCCGGTTCATCAGGTGACCGACGAGAGCAGTCAGCCGGGCGATCCCATCGAAACCACGCTCTATCGAGAGGAATGGAACCAGACCTCCGGGTTGCTGACCGCCTGGTATGACGCCCAGGGAAACATCCAGACCGCGCGCTACAACCGACGCCACTATGCACTTAAGGAGTACCGCAACGAGCCCGGCGTGACGACAAGAACAGCGACGGAGCGAAGCAGCGAGGTTGCGCTGTTGAGCGGCTCCGGATCAGTTGTCGACAGCACTGTACTGACAGAGCAGTTCGAGGCGATCTACATCCCAGGGACAGGACTGCAGATCACGCGGACGGTGAAGTGTACGGGGGAGCCGGATGACGTCACGACCTATACCGACCCAGACCATACGGGTGGGCCGGTGGTCACCCCGCCGACGACGACATTCCCCCCGGGCATGCATATCGTCAACACCGTTGCGACCTATCAGTGGCTGGTGAATGACGAGAACATGCTGGCCAACCAAGACCAGCACCAAGTGTGGCTCGCCGCGTTGAGCAACAACAGCGCAGCCATCTGCCACATCCGCGATCCGTTCGACTATCCAGAGGGGCAGACCACAACAACCGTCAGCGTTCGCCAGGGCCCGGCCGTGCGCCTCGGCGGCGTGACCTCTGGAACGGTTACCGACACCCTGACCAAGAGTAAGCCCGCGCATGAGTACCGGCGCGGATTTTTCTGGGAGCCAGCCGACCGCTGGGTGCGAGCCAGTTGCAACCCGATCACCGGAGAGCTCTCTCGCGGCCCGGAGTGCATCCAGTACCTGACCAGTTGGGTTTAACTACTTCAAGGAGAAGCCGCATGACGCCGGCCTGTGTACCCCTGCGCGTGGAGCGCGGGGCGACGTTCCGCGACACGATGCGGATCATGCAACCGAGCCTGGTCTACCGGCCGATCACTCAGATCGCGCCGACCGCTCCCGTCCGGCTGACCATCCCTGGGCACGGATTGCCTGGCACGTGGCTGGCCTGGATCGATGGTGTCCAGGGCATGCCCGAGCTGAACCGCGCTCGACTTCGGCAACTGCCTCACCGGGTCGCGTCCATCGACGACAACACCGTCGAGATCAACCTGCTGTCAGCCGCTGGCCTTGCGCCTGTGGGCGGGCAACTGATCTACCAGCCACCTGTTGACCTGGCTGGCGCCGAGGTACGGATGCAGATCCGCGATGCGCCAGGTGGGACTGTGCTGATGACGCTGGCGCTCGGCTCTGGTCTTGAGCTCGCCGGCGCCGGGACGATCTCGCGCGAGATATCGGCATCGGCTACCGCGGCGCTGGAATGGTCGTCTGCGGTCTACGACGTGGACGTGACATACCCAGATGGCACGGTCCACCGCTACTACAGCGGGCCGATCACTGTGGGCCGTGGGGGAGGGTGCGATGGATGACGCCGCCGAGCCCTGGGCGCTGGCGATCGAGGTCGATTGCGAGCCGCTGGTGCTCAGCGAGATGCAGGAATACGCGGTTACAGTGACGCCGCCGGCAGATGTGCTTGTGGTTGTTGCGGGTGACCAAGGGCCTCCCGGGAGGGATGGCGTAGACGGTGCCCAATGGGGCGCGACTGATTGGTGATGAAATGGCCCAGATTCGATTTTTCAAAGTGGCGACCCTGCCGGGTACGCTGGAACCCGACTCGTTCTACTTCGTCGAGAACGGCAGCTACTCGGAGTCCTACCTGACCAACAACGCGGGAGTGGCGCGCTCGATCGGCAACAGCACGATGATCAACGCGCTGATCAACGAGGCGCTGGCCAGCCTGCCCGGCACCGGCGCGCCGATCCTGTTCGTTGCGGATATCGCCGCGCGCGACGCTCTGGAGCCGGAGTCGGCGATATTCGTGCTGGTTCAAGACGCGAGCGCGGACCCGACAGTCGAATCGGGCGCTGCGCTGTACGCATGGAACCCGGCGACCAGCGCATGGCTGAAGGTGGCCGAGTATGAGTCGATGGACGTCGAACTCAACTGGGACGCGATCAACGGGCGCCCGACGTCGACGCCGGCGCAGATCGACACTGCTGTTTCCCAAGCGCACACGCACGCGAACAAGTCGACGCTGGACAAGTTCAGCGAGGATGGAGGCCTGGTTCGGTTCGGCGGTCAGCCGATTCCGGCGGAGTGGAACGGGGCGGCCTGGTAAATGGCCGTCCTCCAGACCCACAAGGTCGTCGCGCAGTTGCCTAATCCCTTGGCGCCGAACGCGATTTACTTCGTCCGACGCGGCACCGGATACGACCAGTTCGTCACCAACGGCGCCGGGGTGGTGGTGGCCTATCCGATGAACGTCCGCATCCCCGCGGCTGTTCCTGGGTATCTCGCCGATGGCTCCATGCTTCGGCTCACGATGAACCCTGACGGCCAACTGCCGGCCTATACCGCCGGCGGCGCAACTCTCAACCTACAGGTGCTTTTCAATGGCTGATGTACGACCGACGAAGTTGCAGAACGACGGCAACGGCTATGGCTCGCTTCGAGAGTTCGGGGACGGCGACACGGTGCCGGTTGCGCTTGGCGGAACAGGAGCAGCAACCGCTGCCGGCGCGCGCTTGAGCCTGTTCGACGCCAGGCTGCAGAACTTCAGCCTTCTGCTCGGTGGCGCTGACCAGCTCCCGTTCCAGACTGGGCCGAATAGCTGGTCGCAAACCCCGCTGACAAGCGTAGGGCGCGCTATGATCGCGGCATCTACGCAGGCAAATGCCCTGAACTACCTCGGCGGCGTTCCCAAGAGCCTGTCGTCCAGCCGGACCGTCTCGGACCCGAACACGGTACCGGACGAGTGCGGGTTCTACGGTATCGGTGCCGGTCCTTACTCGAACTTGCCGCCAGGCATCGATGCTCTGAACCCCATCGGGTCGATGCTCTATCACCATCCATACGACGTCGCGACCGCAGTGCAACTATTCGTGCCGCGGACCTCGAATATCCTGTATTTCCGCAGGAGGGTAGCCGGAGCGTGGCAGTCGTGGGTTCGCGTGCTATCCGATGCTCAGTTGCTGGGTACAGTGGCTCAGTCTGGAGGAGTCCCGCTTGGGTCGATATTGGAGCGAGGCAGTAACGCGAACGGGCAATACGCCCGACTCGCCGACGGCACGCAGATTTGCACGATCAGCCTGCTTGGCGCCAACGACCGCATGGCGAACACAAGCTACACACTCACATTGCCGGCGGCGTTCACTCCAGATTGGACCGTGGGGGTATCGGTATCCTGGGCGTCGCACGCAACGAACCCTGCAACATACAACGGCGTGAAGGTGGCATATGCGAACGGCACCTCGGTGACGTTCATCCTGGCTGAGAACCTCACGACAAACCGTTTGATCTTTTCCTGCATAGGGAGGTGGTTCTGATGTTGATCAAGCTTTCGCCGTTTGTACCGCTGCCCGGCGACGGCGTCGAGATGCGCGTGTCCGTTCGAGGGGATGCCCTCACTGTGAACGGTGTCGAGTTCGATTTTTCGCCATTAACGGAGGGAGGTCAGCTACCTGGCGCGGCGACCGGTTCGTCCTGGTTTGAGGGAGTGATTACCCGCCAGGCTGGCCGAATCGAGCTGACGCTGCGTCTACCGCTGGCGCCTGACGCAAGCGATGCCGCTCGCTTCCCGGCTCCCATCGAGGTTCTCGAAGGAGATGTGGAGTTGCCGCGATGATCGATTGGAGCAAGGTAAAGACCGCCGAACAGCAGGCGCAAGAGCGCTGGCAGGCTGAGTACGATGCCGCGGCCGTGGCTCGGGCAAATGCCTACCGCCTGGAGAGTGACCCGCTCAAGACCGAGGCCGAGTTCGACGCTATCAAGGCCGGCGTGGAACCGAACTACTCTGCCTGGATCGCCAAGGTCGAGGAGATCAAGGCCAGGTATCCGCTTCCGGAGGCTGGTTAGGGCGCGTCCGTCAAAAATAGTTTCCGCATCAGAAACCGGACCCCTTGGCTTTGCTGGTCTGCAAGCCCTGTCTGGATTTTCTGGTGCGGAAATGTATTCTTCCTAACTAATTGATATGTATGGATATGGTTGCTGCCCGGTGA